TCCTCATGGACCACCAGGATGTCGAACCCGGCAGTCTCCGGGTAGCAGGTCCAGCCGGGGACTCGGTTGAACTCGTCGATGAACGCCGCGCAGAGTTCGGCCTCGCTCTGCACCAGCGGGGCCTGGTTCTTCATGTCGGTATCTCCGCAGGACCGGTGATGTGCTCCGCGTGCAGAGCGCGCATTCCCAGGTTGGTGGCTACGGTGAACTCCAGCCTGGCGCCCTTCGAGTCCATCCAGCCGGGCAGCAGGGCGATTGCCTGGCAGGTGAGCAGCTTCTGCAGGTCGAGCCGCAGGTAGTCGGCCCATTCGAAGCCCGGAATCTCGCCGTGCTCGGCGGGGTTCTCGACCTGGTACCCGAGGCTTCGCAGGCGCGCGGCTTCGGCGTGGAACGCGGGGAAGTTGTGTTCCGGCAGGCCAGTCATAGGGCCGGCGAGGTAGATGCGCTGGATCACGGCAGCAACCCCTCCCCGATCTGGCGGGCATGCTTGAGGCTGCCGGCCCTGATGCGCGTCCAGTTCTTGCCCCAGTCCTCCGTCAGGCCGCCCTGGTCGCGGAAGAAGGGACCGTGCTTCACGAACACGGCGCCGCCGGCGTTGCGCATGACGAAGTAGGTGTTGTCGTCGATCGGCTCGTCCGTGCGGTCGTGCTCAATCGCCTTGTCGGTCGGCGCCGTGCGCCAGTCCGGCCAGGTGCGCGACTCGTTCTTCGCCTGCTTTGCCAGCAGGGCGTCGATGATCTGCGCGGGAGTGGCGCCGGTGCGCCAAGCCCCGTCCAGGGCCAGGATCACAACGTCGACCCACTCGGCCAGGTCGCCGGGGGCTTCTTCGATTTCGCGCAACTCTTTGCGGATGTGGTCGACGACGCCAGCGGCGCGCGACCCAGGCCCGAACGTGCGTTCGCTGAACCGGCGCTGGCGCTCCAGGTGCAGGTCGAGACGGAACACGTCCAGCCGCCCGCGGGCGCGGCCAAGCGCGTAAGCCTCGTCCTGGAACATCAGGAGGTGATCGCTGGTGCGTCCGGTCAGGACATTGAGATAGCGGCTGTGGAGCGCCTCAATTGCAAGATGATCGTCGGGGTGGTTCTGGTTCGTCGTCATGGCTGCACCTGCTGAAGTGGGCGATGGCCTGGTTTCGGCGGTAGGTGTGGGGTGAGCAGCGCGTCCTCGAGGGACATGCCTGCGGCGAGTCGCCGGCGGACGGTGCTGGCCGAGACGGGGCTCGGCAGCAGGTCGACCAACTCTTCGAGGGTTCCGGTTCTGCCGCGCACGGTGTGGGTGTGCTTTTCCTTGCGTGCCTGGCGGGCCTGGTCCAGTGCGCGGGCGAGTGCCGGCGTGCAGTAGCCCTGTTTCTGCGAGTTGGCCCGCTTGTGGTCCAGCGACTGGCCCTTCGCCGGCCACTCGATGTCCGGCATCAGGGTCAGCAGCTCCCGGAACTTCCAGGGGCCCATGCCGAGCGCGTGCATGGTGGCGCGCCGGGAAAGCCCGCGCGCGGCCGAGTCACGGATGAACTGTTCGGTGTTCACGGGTTCACCTCCTGTTGCGCGACGCTCAGCGCCACCGCAATCGGGCGCACCCAGATCGGCGTATTGCTGAGCATGAAGGTTTCGCCGGCCTCGGCCAGCAGCAGGGTGGTACCCATCACGCCGGCGATGGCCTCGGCCGCGGCTGGCGGCACGGCATTGCCGATCCGCTCGCGCCAGTCGCTGTCGCTCAGGCCGTCGAGGACCAACTGCTCTTCGGGGTCGACCAAGCTCTGCAGCGCGGCGAGTTCCAGGGTGGTAAACGGCCTGTGCCAGGTGCCGTCCAGCGACTGGATGATGCAGGTCAGCCGGTCGTTCGCCGCCGGCATGCGCGGGTCGGCGACGCTCCACCGGCCATTGTCGTGCCTGGCGCTGGCCGACACTGCGCCGGCGGACTGGTTGAAGCCCACCACTCCGTAGTGGCCGCCGGTGAGGTAGGAGTCTCCCTTCGTCCGGTTGAGCACCCGCGGGTCTTCGACGCATTGCCCTGTGCCGTGGGCACTGGTAACCGCTTGTGCATGGCGGCTCCAAGGCACGATGCGGAACTCGTTCGAGTGTTTGGCAGGGCCGCTGTGGCGCGGATCAGCCACGGCGAAAGCGCCCTGGCCGGTGGTGCTGGCGGCGATCACGGTGCCGGACGGACCGTCCCAGTCAGTGACCGGGTACTTGCCGAAGCTCTGCCCGCGCGGATCGGCGACGGAGTACGTGCCCTGGCCGGGCGACTTGACGCCGATGATGGCGCCGGAGGTGTCGGTCCAGCGGCGCACGCCGTACTGCTGGTACTGCAGGGCGTTCGCCGGCGCACGCGGGTCCGCTACCGAGAACGCCCCGTTTGTGGGCCCGCTACGACCGGCGATGGTGCCCATGCTGTCGTTCCAGCCGTGGACGCCCATGTAGCCGGCCTGATACTCCGGCACGATGATCAGATCGCGCAGGTAGCCGTCCTCGACGGCCAGGTCGTTCAGGCTGCGCCAGTCGCTGCCGGCTCGCACCAGAGCGAGGCGCACCCAGGTCTTCCACTGCAAGGACGGTACGCGGTGCATCGGGCCGGCGGCCTCGATATCTCCGGGCAGCGGCATGCGGCCGAGGATGTCGCCGACGGCGCGGAGCGACTTCTTCTCTGGCTCGTACAGGAAGGGCGGCACTTTCTCGACGTGCCGCGCGACCAGCAGGAACCTTTTCCGGGACTGAGCCAGGCCGCCCAGTTCGCCGCAGTCGTGAGTAGTTTCCGCCACGGCGTAGCCGAAGCCACCGAGCAGGCTGTTGATCTGGTCCAGCAGGTGCCGGCCGCGGCTGGCCAGGCGCGGGACGTTCTCGAAGACGATCAGCGGCACCGGGTCATCAGCCCATGCCTCGCCCATCAGCCAGATGCAGCGCAGCGTCAACTCGTTCAGCGCCTGGTACTTCGGAGTCAGGCTCATTTTCTCCGACAGCAGGCCGCTGGCACCCTTGCAGGGCGAGCTGATGAACACGGCATCCGGTCGGCGCCCGCCGGCGGCGCGGCGGATGTCCTCCGGGGTCGCCTCCCTCCAGCCTGCCGGCGGCTCCTTGCCGTGGAACCGCACGTACTGGTCGCGGGTGAAGAGGTCCAGCAGGGTGCCCGGGACACCAGCCAGTCGCTCGAAGTCGCGCAGGCCGGCTGGGTCCACGTCGATCCCGCCGAGGCAGACCCATTCGGCCTCGACGCTGCCGACCCGCGGACGCGCCCGGTTGAAACCGGCGGCACCGCCGCCCAGGCCGCAGCAGAAGTGGAAATGGTAGAGGGTGCGCTTGATCATGCGGCGGGTTCCTTTTCGCGAACGTGAGGACGCACTGCGCTATGCGTGATGGCGCAGTGATGTCGTTGGGGCTAGAGTTGGGTGGCCCGGCATGGGGCCGGATCAAGGAGAGCAGGTGAGCGACTACGAATTGCTAGATGTCGAGATCTACTTCGACGCCAGAAGAGGTGAGAACAGGGCTAGACCATTACCAGGTCAAAAGTACCCACCATCAATGGTCGTGGAGTGCTCTAAAAAGTTCCGGGAATCCAATCCAGTAGGTGCAAAATTCCGTTTGCATGTGAAACTGAAAGCGAAGAAGACCGATGACTGCCGAGAGCATTTGTACTCGTATTACAGATGGCACGTTCAACGTCTCGACTAATCGACAACCAAGGTTGCTCATCTGCATGCGACTATCGTGCTAACCCCTTGGCGTCGTGGAAGATGTCGAGCTGCGCCGAGCCTTTCGCCGCTTCCTCTGCCGCGGCGGTGACGCGCTCAAGTTCGTGCGCGATGCGCGCCTCGGCGATGGCAAGGTAGGGCGGCTCGCGCTCGATGCCGACGAACTCGAACCCTTCGCGTACCGCTGCCTTGCCAGTGCTGCCGCTACCCGTGAATGGGTCGAGCACCCTGCCGCCCGGCGGAGTGACCAGGCGCACCAGGTAGGCCATCAGGTCCGTCGGCTTCACCGTGGGGTGGTTGTTCTGGCTGGTCTTGTCGGTGCCATCTGACTGGAAACTGCCAGGGTTCTGGCTCCCGCTGGACCAGTGCAGCGGCTTGCGCTCCATGTGCTCGCAGCCTTCGTTGCGGTCTTTCCTGCTGGCCTTGGCGCAGTAGAAGAAGCGCGCGGCGCTGCCGCCGGCGTCGTGCGGAGAGAAATGGGCATCAGGTGAGCCGGCGAAGGCGCCGTAGCTGTTGCGGGTCTTGTCGCTGTTGCGGGTTGCCAGCGGCGCGGCCTGCCCGGCATCGGCTGGGAACAGCGCGACCACCTCGGTGCTTCCGTCGTGGATCAGGTTCGCGGGCCAGCGGCCGGCGGCGTGTGGGTTGGAAACCACGCCCGGGCCGCGCTGCTCGTCTGCGTGCCGACGCGGTAACCCGCCAGCGCCGGTATTTGGTGGCATAGGCTCGGAGGGAATGCGACAAGCGTCGATGTTCAGTGCCCCGGTACCGTGGGCCAGGACGTTCGCCGCGACCGTGCCAACCAGCGGCTTGCGGGCCATGCAGATGGGTTCATGCCCCGGCTTGAGTGCGGTCCCCCAGCCTTCGAACTCGCCGGACAGGTTGTGCGATTTCGGGAATCCGCTGCCGAACACCCACATGATTTGGTCGCGGATCTCGAAGCCGGCCATTTCGATGCCGACCGCCATATGGTGGTAGGTGCGCGGCGAGGCGAATGACAGCAGGTGTCCACCCGGCCTCAGCACGCGCAGGCACTCGGCCGCCCATTCCAGCGTGAAGGCCTGGAAGGCAAGCATGCCCTTTGGGGTTAGGTCGTACTTCCCAGCTTCCGCAGCGACTGAACGATGGCCGCCGTTCGGCCCGGCATCCGGTGCATGGCTGGGCATTTCCGCCCGCCGAGCTGCACGCGCCTCGATGTCGGCACCGTCCCAGGCTTTACCCATGAAGCGGATGCCGTAGGGCGGATCAGTCACCACGCTGTCGAAGCTGTTGTCGGGAAATGTTTTGAGCACCTGCAGGCAGTCGCCCAGGTGCAGGGTGTAGGGAAGGTGATCAGGCATCGTCAGTACTCGGTGAACAGGCACTGGACGCCGCCCTGCCTGACAGGGCGGCCCACGAGGCATGGTTGAATCGCCCACAGGGCGGCGTCCGGTGCGTGCTTGCTGGAAGAGAAAGCGCCCCGGGTGGGGCGCTGTATCGAGGGTCAGGCAGCAGCCTGTTGCTGCTGGTCGACGAGTTGCCCGGCGTCGATCCAGACTGCCTGTAACCAGGTCGGCGTCTTCGCCATCGCCTCCTTGAGCGTGCCGGCGACGATCACCGAATCGATTTCCTTGTCCATCGTCACGGCACGCAGCAGTGTCAGGGCCTGGCTACGACTCGGCAGGTCCAACACATCGAGGCGATCCAGCAACGCCAGGCGCAGGCCGGAGATCGTCGCGATGGCCAGGGCCAGCGTCGCGTCGCACCGCCAGCGTTCGGACTCGGACAGCAGGCCGTACAGCCGACCGCCGAACGTGACGTCGATGTCGGCGCTGATCTGTACCGGCGACCAGCCGGCGGTGCCGGACAGGCGCTGCAGCAACTCGTTCACCGGCCCGATCGCGTCGGCCAGGATTTCCGCCGGGATGCCCGTGGGGGAAAGGGCATCGGCCAGGGCGCTCCAGGCGCAGACCTCGGCGTGGAAGCCGGCGGCCTGCTTGATGACGTCCTGGCGCTGCGCGGCGGCGTTGAACGCTTCCTGCAGCGACTGCACCTTGGCCTGCTGCCGGTCACGCGCCTGGCGCAGTTCGTTGATCGCCTGTTCGCCGTTGGCGATCGCCTCGGCGCTGGGCGCCTGGGCGGTTTCGGCTTCCAGCGCGGCGGCCTGCGCGGCGGCGTCCTCGCTCTCCTTCAGGTCCCGCTGGCTGTTGGCGACGGCCCGCTGAGCGCTGGCAAGATAGCCGCGGTATTCCTCCAGGCGTTTCGCCGCCTCGGGATCGGCAACCTTCGCCGGCGGCTGGTGCGCGACCAGCTGGCCAGCCTGCAGGTCCACGGCGCCCTGGCAATGAGGGCAGGTCAGCGGCTGGTGGGCGGGCTCGCCGCTGGCGGCGGCCTCGGCTGCCATGACTTTCTCCGACCACTCGTCCTGATTGGCCTCGTCGGTGGCCAGCTTGTTGCGCCGGCGGTCGGCCAGCGCTGCGGTCTCGCGCAGAGCGGCAATGCGGCTGGCCCGCGCCTGGGCGTCGGCATGGGCCCGCTTGCTCGAGCCCAGGGTCTGCTGGGCCTCGTCCAGGTCTTGCGCTGTGGCTTGCAGTTCCGCGCGCGCCGATTCCAGTTCCTCCTCGCTGACGATGACCGGCGGCGCCTCCGGCTCCCACCCGTTCGCCTTCTCGCTGCCGTAGTTCTCGCCGGTGACCGCTTTCCAGGCGCCGCGCGCCTCGCTGGCGTAGTCCTTTGCCTGGCCGACCATGGCGGAGAACCCGGAACGGAGCAGGGGCTTCACCTTCTCGAACAGCTCCAGGTCGATGCCCTTGGCCTTCAGGCGCTTGCCGACCTCGGCCGGGCTGGCGCTGGCGCCGGTCAGGTCGAACAGCACCCGGCGGCGATCTTTGGCGTCCAGGGCGGCGAAGCGGCTGGCGTCGAGCACGAACGGCAGGAACGGTGAGTCGGCGAGCGGGGAGCCTTTGCCGCTGGGCAGCGCGACCCCGCAGGCCTGCACCTCGCCGGACTCGTCCAGCCACTCGACTCGGGCCTCGCCCTTCTTTGCGCCCTCGGTGATCAGTTGGCCGATATGCTGCTTCTGCGCAACGCGGCCGGGCTTACCGGTGAAGGCGTGGCTGATGGCGTCGAGCAGCGAACTCTTGCCGGCGCCGTTGTGTCCGGCCACCAGGAGCACCGGCGCAGAAACATCAAGGGCCGCATGACGCAGCCCTTGGAAGTTGGTGATTTCGAGTTTCGTGATGCGCATGGCTCACTCCAGGGTGATGGGCTCTTCGGCCGGGGCCTTGGTGGCAACGGCGACGCGGTAGGTGTTGAGGTCAGGCGATTCGCCTTCGGTGGCGAGCGTGATCACACCGTCGTCGAGCAGCTTCATGGCGACAGCCAAGGACTCGTCGGTGCTCAGCGCGAAGCGCGACTGCAGCCAGCCCGGGGTGATCTCGTCTTTGCGCAGCACCAGGACGGTGATGTCGTCGATGGTGTGGCCGCCGTAGGTTGTGGCGCCGGGCTCGGCGGCACTGCTCAGCAGGTCTTTTTCCGGTTCCGGCGGCGATTGCAGGATCACCTCGCGCTCGCCGTTGGAGTTCGGTGCCGATACAACGCCGGCGGCTTCCATTTCCTCGACGATGCGCGCGGCGCGGTTGTAGCCGATTTTCAGGTAGCGCTGGAGCCCGCTGATGCTGACCCGGCGTGTGTCGATGACATGGCTGACCGCTTCAATGTAGTGCGGGTCCTGCGCGCCAGTGCCGCCGGCGTCGTCGCCATCGTCGCTTTCGTCCAGGGCCAGGGCGCTCTGGTCGGGATCGGGTACGACGGTGTCCATGCCCTGCAGGTACTCCTCAGCGTCGGCCACCACCAGCATGCAGACCTTGCCGGCACGGTCGATTAGGTCGTGACGCAGCGGGTCGAACTGGCTGACCTTGAAGGTCGCCTTGATGCCTTCTTTGATCGCCACCGACTCCAGGATGCCGCCGATGGCCGGGCGCTCGCCGGCGGAAATCAGCTTGACCGCATACTTCACGGTGCGCTCTACGGTGCTGCGCAGGCGGTCGATGACGTCGGCTTGTTTCTTTTCGGTCAGCTTCGGCCAGACATCCGGCAGGACGCGGACCTCCTGCAGCAGGGCCTGGAGCAGGTCGCGGCCGAGCGTTTCGGCAGCGAGGGAAGCTACGGTGGCGGGCTGTTCCTCGTCGAACTCTTCTACGAGGTCTTGGGCGATGGTTGCGGCGGTTTGGGCTGTCATTGGCTGCTGTTCCTACTGGTTGGCGATGCGTTCGAGGGTGGTGTGCTGGGACTCGCTGAGGAACATCCGCGGGCCGTAGCGCTGGAAGTTGGCGCGCAGGTCGGCGGTGAACTCTTCTTCCCAGGTGGTGGCGGCATTCAGCTCCGCCGCGCCGAGGAGGCTGTTGAACTCCTCGACACGGTCGAACTGCTCTTCGACGGTTCGGCTGGGCATGGCCGGTTACTCGAGATTGAGCTCGTCGGTGCCGGTGTCTCCGGTGTCCGGCTGCTGGCCCGGGGCGGGTTCGGTGATTTCGCCCGTCTCGGTGTTCACGCCGTCCGGCATTGGAGAGGGCTCGTCCCCGTCGTCTTCGGCGGCGACAGCCGGCGGCGCCGGCTCTTTGTCTCGGAGATCATCGACATGCACGGTCACGGTTTCACCCTGGATATCGGTGTCACGCGGTTCGATGTAGTCATTGACCTCTTCGACGGTCTGCAGCCCCATCAGCAGCTCAGGCGCGTACAGACGACCGAGCAGGCTGGCGGCGCGGTAGCGCAGCATTACCTCCGGCATGGTGAGCCACTTGCTGCCGTTCTTGGTGAGCCATCCCTCGTCGATCGCCATCTGCATGGAGACGGTCGGGCCGTCAAGGCGCTCGCCGGTTTCCTTCTCGATCACCCAGGCGGTGCAGGAGCGATGGCGGATCTTTGCCTTCCGCTTTTCCTGGGTCCTGTTGCCATTCTTCCAGGTCGTCACCTCGTAGCTGACCTCTTCCTCTTTGCCGGGCTCGCTGAGGTCGAAACGCAGCGGGCTGAAGCGGCCGCAACTGTTGATTGAGGCGATGATGAACTGACTGGACCAACTCGGACGGCCCTCGATCACGTATAGGTTCTGCATCACCATGAGCGGGTCGGCGCCCATGCGCTGCGCCATGTTCATCGCCACGATGCAGTTCGGCAGGCCGGCACCGTTCGGGGTGTAGCCGACCACTTTGCCGCGCTCTTTCACTTCGGCGAAGGCGCGGTACTGCACAGGCACCAGGGTGGACGCGCTGAGCGCCTTGGCGACGCGCTGGATCTGGTCGAAGCCGGCGCCGGTGAGGAGGGACATCGGCGCATCGTTGGTTGACCTCGCAACGGCGCTGGTCTTCAACTGCTCCAGTTGGGTGGGTTCGCTCATGCTGCTGTCTCCTTGTAACCCATGAATTTCCGGTACTCGGCCTCGGTCGCAACGCTCACGACGCGGTGCTCGTCGGGCTTGTCCGGCTTGTTGTGCTGCTTGCGCTGGGCCTCGAGTAACTGGCCGCGATCCCAGACGCGGTGGTGGTTGATGACCTCGCGGCGCTTGCCGGTCGGGTCGGTGAGGCGGACGTACAGGTCTTCGGATTTCATGGCGATCCTCATTCGTGGTAAGGGCAGGTCCGCCAGCGCGGACAGTACTTAGGGCTGCAAAGTGGGCTTTGCGGGTTCGGGGGGAAGAGGCCGGAACGGAACATGTCGGCGGCGAACTTGATCAGGCCGGGATGCTCGTCGGTGCCGGCCATCACCTGGCGCGCGCCGACGATCTCGCCGACGGCCGCCTCGGGCTTGCCCTTGGTCTTAAGGCCGATGATCTCGGCCGGCGCGGTGATCGCATCGCCGGTGGTGTGCTCGTAGAGCAGTTCGTAGGTCCCGATCTGGGCTTTGTGGCCCTTGGTCTTG